TGATGAATTCGATTTAGATTTTTTACAATTTATATATGGAGGAGATTGTTCTAAAGGTATAGATATTAATAATATAAATTTATCAATAATTTATATAATTATGCCTTCATTCGATGTTATAAACGCAAATTCTATAAATAGTAAGAAATCATTGTGGTCTATAGAAGACGTATATAGATTACCAAATAGTGACAATTTACAAACCTATTCAGATATATCTCAAAATGATATATCTTTAACTGAAAATACTTTTATAGGTTCATCATATTTATTCGGTTGTAATTACACTGGTATAAGCGATATTGAAAATAGTTCTCAATTTGATCCTAGCACAGGGTTATTTACCGCAAATTTATCTGGTACATATCTAGTTACTTATAGTTTTAAATTACCAACAACAGGATTTATATATTTTGTTGCAAAAGATTCTAATGGAAATAGATTAAGTTCGTCATTCAAAACAGCTTATTATAAACCACCTCATGATTCAGGCGTTACAAAAGATACTATGCATACATCAGGAGATACTGTATTATATTTAGAAAAGGGCGGAACCATCGGATTTGAATGTATGGATCCACATTCAATAATATTCGTAGGTGAGAGGGCAAATGGTCAAAATGGTATAAAACCTTATTCTGGATTTACAATTTTAAGATTATAATTTATATATATAATAATTTTATATTATAAATGAGTTTTGATACCTTACAAATAAATGATCTTCAACATGCGAATAAACCAGTATGGGAAATATTTGACTGGAGCGGAACAGATGTGTCTGGAACAGTAATATATGCAAACGATGTAGTAAATAGTATTGATTATAATCATCCTAATATAAATAATACAGTTGAAAATATCTTAGGTGCTAGCGGCGCGTTTGGAGAAGGTGATGATGTATCAGGTAATTTTGGATGCATATATTATGGTAATCATCCACTTGAAAGTAATACCCAGTTTAATGCTCATGGTTCTTTTTATCCCAAAGTAGATGCAGTATATAAAATATCTTATCATTTTACAATAAAAAATGTATACGAAGATAATGAAGCACTACCAAATTTGTATTTTTCTGAATACAGCCCCGCCGATTATAACAACAACAGTTCCCTCTCTCTTCTTTATAGAGTATATGGAAACAACAATGCGAATGATAGACTTGATGAAAATTTTATATTGTCTGGAACTATTGTTCGTAGATTAGGAGTCAATCATTTTGTTAGGTTTGTATTTTGGAATAATAATAAATTAATAAAAGTTCATTTATCTTCTGATCTAGGATACAGCAGTTCTGGAATAACTATTACTCGTATGTAAATTATATAAACTATTTTTATAAATTTAAATTTAGTTAATAGTAATAATATATAATTTATAAAAAAAACTAATACTTATATATATAAATCTTAATGTCAATAGCCACTTTAAAACGAAAATCTCAAGCAAAATATAATAATAGTTTAGGTTCAGATACAATTTTTTCTATTTCAGGAACACATCGAAATCAAGGGTATGTAGGACAAACGAGTTTATCTCGTTCTTCATCAGATATAAATTGTACTGAAGATTCCACTGTTGTAAAAAAGAGTTCAATGGGAACAAAAGGAATGATAAATAGTAAATATAGATGGATACGTCGTCCTGCACCATATTCATCTGTAAAACCTGATGTAAATAACTTAACATCAGTGCAGAGTGAATATATTAATAATTTATCTAAGAAAACTATAAATGAAATTAAAAAAGGAAATGACCCAAATGACACTTCTTGTACTAATGTAAATACATCAACATTAAGTTCTTGTTTTAATTGTGATAAAACCCGTTCAAAAAACGAATACTTACCTATTTCAAGTGGTGAATATATTCAAGAAATAAATGATAAATGCCAAGATTATAACATAAAAACTACAAGACCTAGTATGGGTGTTCCTTTTCCAGGTATGTAAAATTGAAATAGTATAAATAAATAATATGATAATAAACTATTATATTATTAACATGGAAAACCCAAAACAACTATCTAGTGACCCTGAATTAAACGCATATTTACAAAGTTTATCTGAAAAAGAATTAAAAGCATATGAGATTGCCAAATCACATCTAGGTATGACATATCAATATGATAAAACTATAGGGTATTTAGCATGGAAAAAAAGTCAATCAGCACATAAATCCTAATTTAATTTTTGCTTTTTAAAATCTTTATAATTTAAAACTTGCTTTTGTAATCTTGTTTCTGATGTTAAATTATCAAGAAATTTTGAATGAAACCCATTTAATGAATTTTGAATCTCTTTTGGTGTAATAAATGAAAAATTATTAATTTTTCCAAGACAAATAAATTTATTTCGGTTATATATTTTCTCAGATGTATCAATATTCTGTTTTTTTTTATTTTGCTTTAATTTTACAAAATGAGATTTTGTATTTTTTTCTTTTTTTTTATTTAAATTAGAATCTTGTATATAAAGTTTGATAAAAGGGGAAGTATTGTTTTCAGGTGTAATTTCATCATCTACAAAAAAATCTCTACAATAATAGGTAGTTACAAATTTCATAGCTACAGAATTTAAAATATCATACGGAATACTTTGGGAATTAGAATAATAAGCAAATCCTTGTTTATATGGATCATATAACATAATTATATTACCACGTGGTGTATTTTCCAATAAAATTTTAGTTTTCCATGTAAGTTCTAATCTATTATTAGGTTCCATAATAATTTCTTTGTATTTTTCTTTAAGATAAAAGGTTTTATCAATATTACAATTTAAATCGGTATTAATATCATATGTTTTTAAAAACTGTTTTTTTTTATTATTAATATATTCAGTAGATATATCTGACATACTTACATATTTTATTTTATTATAATGATTTCGTATATATTTTATAAATCGTGAATATAATGTAACCCCACTAATAAAAATAAGAGGATTTATAATTTTATAAAAATTATTATAAAATATATATTTGCTGATGTATAATTTTAATGGTTTTATAAAAAAATTCATATAATTATGAATGGTTAAATATTTATGCTGTTTATATCAATATTTATTTTTCTTGAACTTCAGTTAATCTAATTTGAAATAACTGTTCTATTTCATTATTTAAAAAGGGGACTTCTATACGTTCATATGTTTTATAAGCATTATCGGGGTGGATACAAACCAAATAAAGATTAGTAACTTTTTTATCATATTTATGTTCTAATATAGTTTTATATACGTTAAGTTGAAGAGCATAATGCCAAAAATTAGTGTCTGGAAGATGAGAAATACAAGTAGTAGTAGAATATTTACCAAAATTATTTTCATGCTGAATTTCTTTGCATCTTTTCCAATCATATATTTGTAAAGTTCCATCTGGATTTTCAAATATCATATCAATTGAACCTGATAATTTTAATTCTTCATAATATACCATCCACTCAGTCCTATATGGTTTTAATTCTTTAAAATCGTCAGCAAATTTACAGAAATATTGATATTCGATACTATTATTTATAACATCTAATTTATTATAAAAACACTCAATATCATAATGCATCTTAGTTCCAGCTTGGGCGGCTTGATCTCTATTATCGTCCCACATTTTATTAATTTCTTCTTTTGTCATTTTATAATATTTATATGAAGGGTCAGAGCTCCATTTTTTATTTTTCAAAATATTATTTATAATACGGTCTGAATCAAATTTCTCAAAATGTTGATGATTCCATGTTGTTACTGACGTATAACCTCCTCGGTCTCCGCATACTGTATATATATGTGGTCCTTCTTCAAATGATATATTTTGATCGCGTGGGTGTGGGTTTAATTCTGCCAAATAAGTTGGCGGGGAATTATCTTTAGATTCTATAAAATCTGTCATTATTAATAAATTATAAAAAAATATTTTATTTTTTAAATATGCAATTTTACACAGTAAATTCAATAATAGATTTTGGAGATTGTTTTATTTGGTTAAATATATGTTTTTTTAATTTCTGAAAACGTGTGCTTTCAGAAATTTTACCACCTAAAATTTTTTCATAATAATTTAAATATAACTCATTATAATCTTCTTGTGTTTCTATTAATTGTTTATGTGGTTCATACCAATAATCTTGAAAATCATAAGCAAATTGATTTGTAATTCTTCTAATATATTTATCTAATTCTGGGCTCGTGTATCGTACCCATAGTTTATTATTATTTTCACTATTTTGAAAAACATAAAAGGCATTAGAATTTTCAAATGTTTGTATAGGTAATTTATTAAAATCAAATTTAGTTATAGCATTATCAAAAACACTATATAAACCTTGTAATAAGTCATTTTTATATACAATTTCTAAATTCTCATGAACATTTGTTAAAATATGATCTTTAATCCATTCAGAGAATGTAAGTTCAATACTAGAACAATATTCTGGTGTATTTAACAACTCTAATATATTTTGTTTTTTTCTTGTAATTTGATTTAATTTTTTATTTTCCTTTTCGAGTTTTTGAATACGACATGATAAATGTTGTATAATTTGGAACATTTCAGTTTGACTAGGTATAGGAATAGATAAATCAATCTCATGGTCTTGTTCTTTTTTAGTTTTATATAGAAACTCACAGCAAACTATGTGTCTATCATAATTAATTTTCTCTCTATAAGAGCGCTTACAAAAGTTACAATCATATGTTTTTGAAGTCATTTTTATTATTGTTTTTTTAACATAACCGTCTTTCAATTTTTCCAGAAACATTTAGTATAAGTATTTAGATTATTACATTAATAAATATTTTATCAATGATTATTATATAACCAATATGCTTGAAGAGATTTTATCAAATAAACAAATCTGGACAATTTTAATTATATTATTAGTATTATTTTCTATAACTGAACTATTAAAATATATGAATTTATACGAAGGAATGGAAAATAAAGAAGAAGCAAAAACAAGTACGGAACATAAAAAATTAACAAAATTATATAATTTTTAAATTTAGTATTCAAAGTAAAGCAAAATAATGATAAATTGTATATAATTTATCCTGTGGTATATTATATATAACAAAAATGAGTCAATACGTTGATAACAATGAATTATTTTTAAACCCCCGAGTAAAACAGTATGGTAGTCATATGGTAATGTCTAATGTTCATAAACCAACCAAAACTAAATTTGTAAATATAGATACAAAGTTTAGTGATGAATATAATAATTTTGAAGTAGCTAATTATAATATTACTTTACCTGAACGTATTAATAATATTAAAACATTAACTGTATCAAATATTGAATTACCTATGTCATTTTATAACATTTCATCAGCATTAGGAAATAATAGTTTTAAAATTACAAATTTAGAGGTGGACCCTGCTTTTTCATTTTTAAATCCTATTTCTACTGGTAGTATTAATTCTAATAATCAATTTGTTGATACTATTGTTATACCTGATGGATATTATACTATGGAAGAATTAAAAAATACTATAAATAGTCTTATACAAAAAATTAAAAGAATACCAAGTAATTCAGAAGGTGAAATAGTATTAGATAATGCGGATAATATTATATATGAAGCTGATGGTACTACTATATTAACATTAACCGCAACAAATTGTATATTTAATACAGACGGAACAATTAAATATAATGTAGATGGTAATGGAAATTTCATTTTAAATTCTATTGGGTTTTATGAAGTTACATTAATAGATGGTGCTACAAAAGCATATGTTAGCAATGGTTTAAAAAATACCAATGACCTACGATTCGATTATTATGTAAAAGGTTCTCATGGAAATCAATGTTTTTTTTATTCAACTAGTTCTCAAATGATTATAGATTTCGCTGTAAATAAAGAAGGAAGTTTTGATAAATATAATTTTAAATCAAAATTAGGTTGGGTATTAGGTTTTCGTGAGTTGAATTATACTATTACTCATAATTATCAACCAACAGAAGTAGATAATGATCCTACTGATGGTACTGGTCCTGATGGGCAAGAATTAACGTATGGTAAATTTTTAGCAGATTTAAATACACCAAGATATGTATATTTAGCATTAGAAGAGTTTAATAAAGGACAACAAAATTCGTTTCTTTCAACAACATCATCTTCGTTGATTAACAAGAATATAATAGGAAGAATAACATTAGACAGAACTACATATGGCTTTGGTAGTTATTTACCCGCGAATAAAGCTAATGGTATGTTATTAAGTGATATCCGAAATTATAATGGTAATATGGATTTACATAAATTAAATTTACAAATTATTAGTGATACTGGAATACCATTACCCTTAAACGGTTACGATTTTTCGTTGTGTTTAGAAGTAGAGTATGATTAAAATGTAAAATTGAAATTAAGAAATAATATTAATTTCAATAAATAATATAATGAGTGAATTTTCAAAACAATTAGATAAATTTAAATATGAAGAAGATGATAAATTAAGTAGTGATATAAAAATAATAGATAATTCTATTCATATTACTAATAATAATTTAGAACTTTCAGAATTATCACCAGAACAATTATACGCTTATAGAAAATTTATAAAAGGAGAAAATTTATTTATAACAGGTTCAGGTGGAACGGGAAAAACACATTTAATAAAATATTTTACAAAATTTGCGAATAGTATTAATAAAAAGATTCAAGTATGTGCGATGACTGGTTGTGCTGCTATATTATTAGAATGTAATGCCAGAACACTACATTCTTGGAGCGGAATAAAATTAGCAAAAGGAACAAAAGAATCTGTTGTATCCAGTGTAATTCATAATAAACATTCTGTTAAAAGCTGGAAATCATCAAATATTTTAATATTAGATGAAGTTAGTATGTTATCTAAAAAAGTATTTGAAATTATAGAAAAAATAGCTAGAATTTTGAAAAAGGATCCTAGACCATTTGGTGGTATGCAGGTTATATTTACAGGTGATTTCTTCCAATTACCACCTGTAAGTAATAATGACGATCCGGAAAGTTCGTTATTTTGTTTTGAATCACCTATTTGGAATAATTTATTTAAAATAGAAAATCAAATTGAATTAAAAACCATTTTTCGTCAAACTGATGATATATATATTAATATTTTACAGCAAATTAGACATGGTAATCTAGATGATAAAAATAAAGAAATTTTAAATAAGTATGTGAAACGTTCTTATGATTCTAATAATACAAATGGTTGCATTCCTACGAAATTATTTCCTCTTCGTTCAAAGACTGATTATATTAATTCTATAATGTTTAAAAAGATAAAGGAAGAGGAATTTGTATTCGAAACTATACGGAATGTAGATAATTCAGTTTATATAGACTCTAAAAAACCTATTCCATTTGATATAATAAAAAAAGCATCTATGTTAAGTGAAAAAGAAATAACATATGAATTAGATTTATTAACAAATAGTATATCGGCGCCTCAAGTTCTGCGTTTAAAGAAAGGGGCAGCGGTTATGTGTACTGTAAATCTAGATATGGAAAATTCTATATGTAATGGTTCTCAAGGTATTATAATTGATATTAAAAGAAGAGAAGATAAGTATTTACCTGTTGTTAAATTTTCGAATGGAATTGAAAAACTAATAGAATTATATTCTTGGCAATCAGAAGAATTCCCAACGTTATCAATACAACAGGTTCCATTATGCTTAGCTTGGGCTTTAACGATTCATAAAATACAAGGAGCTACTTTAAATATGGCAGAAATGGATATCGGACAAAGTATATTTGAATATGGACAAACATATGTTGCGTTATCAAGGATTAAATCTTTAGATGGATTATATCTATCTGACTTTAATAGTAAAAAAATATGTGCTAATCCCAAAGTTATTAAATTTTATAAGACATTATTAAAAAATGATATATTAGAAAAAGAAGATAATAAAAACACCATTACAGAGTTAAAAGAAGAAGCATATGAAAATAATAAAGATATAAAAATAATAAAATTATAATATATAATGGTTGCCGGTAGTATATTACCAATAACTATACACAATGATAAATTATATTTTTTATTTGGAAAAGAAAATGAACTTGAAAAATCAGCTAAAGGATGGTCTGATTTTGGAGGTAGAGCAGAAGCTGGTGAAACACCATATAAAGCAGCTTTACGTGAAGGTAGTGAAGAATTAACCGGTTTTTTAGGAAATAAAAATCAAATACAGAAGTTAATTAATAAAAATGGTGGTGTATTCAAAATAACACATAATAGTTATCACGTCCATATGTTTTTTTTAAAATACGACGAGAACTTACCAAAATATTTTAATAAAAATCATTATTTTTTATGGAATAATATGAATCAAGCAGAATTACATAAAACCAAATTATTTGAAAAAATAGAAATAGATTGGTTTTCAAAAGAAGATATACGACGAAGGCGTAAAGATTTCAGGCCTTTTTATAAAAATATTCTAGATTTAATAAACCGCAATATTATTAATATTGAAACATTTGCAAAACAAAAAGAAAATATTTAATTAATTAACGTATATATAAAAATAAAATACATATTAATTGTATAAGATAATTAATATGTCATGGAAACAATATGGTGGTATTCGACAAAATGATAATTTAAAGAATGTAGGCGTAGGTACATTAGTCGCAGATGATATTATATTGAGAAAAGTAAAAGTAAGCACACATGTATTTGATGATACTATTGTCGCAAAAAAAGATATCCAAGTTCATAGAAATCTAGATGTTAGCCAGAACGTAGATGTTTGTGGTAACTTAGTAGTTCATAATAATATTCATTCAAATAAATATGTCTTTGATACAGACACTACATTAAATAAACGTTCATATATTTCATCTGATACTACATTAGATTATATTGGATTAGGCACACATAACCCATTAGCATTTGTTGATATTAGTTCTGCTGAAATTAATACTTTTTCTGCTCGTAATAATAGACCATTAATACGTAACTTTTTAACACAAAATGCTTTAAATTCTGGAGTAATTGTAGATACTAGTAATGATATTGCAAATATTAATTTTCAGTATAGAAATGTAAATAAAATATTATTAGAGAATGAATTTCCTGAACCTAGATCTAAAATATCAGTAGATATATCTAATAGTATTTTTACAATAGATAGTAGTATAAACAACATTATATCTAATGATACTTCATCTTTTTCTAGTAAAAATGGAACAGTAATAACTACTCTTAGTGGAGATAATACAATAATAGGAGAATCAAATATAATAACAAGTGTAAGTGGTGATATAACAATTACATCAAAAGATGCTGTTATTATAACAGGCATTAGTGGAGATGTTGATATTAGCTCTAATATGGGAAATGTTAATATTATATCCTCAGAATCTACAAAATTAAAATCAGCAGTAAGAATTTCTGAAAGGGATGATATATTACCAATAAAGAATGAACCATTTACTATATATGATAATAGCCAATCAGAACCATTTGTACCAAAATACTATAACGACTCAAATTTAAAAACAGGTAATTCTATAGTATGTGTTGCTAACGGAAATTCTGAAACTACTTTTGCACATTTATTAACACCAGATGTTAAAGGGTTATCTATAGGAGGAGGTGCTTTTGTCAAAGATGCGTCTAGAGCATCTGGATTAATTGGTCTTTCTACAACCGACGCATCATTTATTCCTTCACAATCATATGTTTCTAATAATAATACTATATATCGAACAACTACAGGAATAAATACATACGCTCCGCAATTGAATAATTATGTAATGGATATTAATGGACCTACTCGTATTGGTAATGGTGAATTACACCCTATACTTAATCACACATCAAAACTTACAGATATCCAGTCAAGCAAAGATAACAGAAACTATGTATTTATTAGTGGAAGAAGGGAAAAAAATGTAAATGAAGGTGATGGTAATATACCAGAAACATATGGGTATTCATCTATAAACTCTGGTAAAACTTGGAATAAAGTATTAATTGAAAAGAACGATGTTAACCAGAAAAATGATACAAACTTGTTTTGTATTAACGATAAGGCATATATTATATCAAGTAATGCTCGTATTCATAGATATGATTTTGTTACCAATATTATAGATTTAAGTAATGAAATTATTAACGATATAAGAGAGACAAATTCTATATACGTTAAAGGTAATAGCATCATTTTTCCAGGTAAAAATAAACAAGAAACAAATTCAACTCCGTCTAGAGTGTTTTATACTGATATAACAGCTAATTTTAATAATTTAATTAAAGATGATTTATCTACTATACAAACAAATATAACCAATATTGTTAGTTCTGATGGTTTTGGAGATAAAGTATATTTTGTAGGAGATGGAATACAAATAATCGACTACTCAGATCAATCATCTCCTCAATTAACAAATCATATTACATTAGGTAATTATAATACAGTTTCAGCATATGATACAAACAAAGCTATCGCAGCTGGCACAAATGTAATATCATATACTAATGATGGAGGTAATACTTGGACTAATGTTCCTCATATTACAATTAATGGTAATAATATAACACAATATGTAATTAAAAAATTATCTATGTTAAGCAATGGAGATGGTTTAGCTATAGGAACATATAATTCAGGAACATTAGGTATAATTATTTATATGAAAGCAAATTCTAATATATGGGAGACTATACCATTAGAAACCGCTTTTTCTTCATTTGGTAATGAAGAAATTTTAAAATCAACTAGTATAAACAATGTATGTATTTCTAAGGATGGTGGTTTTGTATTTACAAATGTAACTCAAGAAGTTTCTAATGATAATAATTCACAATCTTATATTAGTGGTTCTAGCACTGTATATTATGGTTTGTATCCAGCGTTATTTGATGTGTATAATAATAAAGTATTAGATGTAAATGGTGGTATGAATGTTCAAGGCCAAATATTACAATTTTAATTATAAAATAAATATAAATTTTATTAATAATATAATTTATATATATAAATGAGTGAATGGTTAAATGCTTCATCTACGTCTAATAAATTAAGACAAACATATTTTCAAAATTTTGTGGATGTTAGTGGTACAATATCAGTTCGTAATGATAATAATTTAAATCTTTATAAAAATGATAGTTCTACTCCTGAATTTAGTATTAATTCACAAGAGATTAAGATTAAACAAGATGGCGTATATTATGATGTTAGTAATAATAAGTTAATACATATTAAAGATTTATCTGAAAATGTTCAAACTAGATTAAACGATTTAATTAGTAAAACACAAAATATAACATCGGATACTAACGATACTTCATTTAATTCTAATGTAGATATTAGTGGCGAATTAACTGTAACAAAACAAGCTGTATTATCTTCATCATTAGAAGTTACAGGATCAATTGGTGTTAATACTAATACACCTGCTGTAACTATTGATATTAATGCTACAGATGCTATACGCGTGCCAATGGGAACTACAGAACAACGACCAGTTACTACTGATGCTGCTACACATGGTGGATATATTCGTTATAATTCAGAAAATTCACAATTTGAAGGATACGGACCAGGAAATTCATGGGGGTCTCTTGGAGGAGTTATTAATGTTGCACAAAATACAAAAATTATTTCATCAACACCTAATGCTGATTCAACAAATAATGAACTTATTTTTTATACAGCTCCTGCTGGTAGTATAAATTCAGCAGATGCTACCGAACGTATGAAAATATCAGACACTGGTAATATTACTATCGCAAAAGACTTATCAATTAGTGGAGCTACTACAATAAGTTCTATATTAAATGTTTCAAAGGCAACTACATTAAATTCAACATTAAATGTATCAGATGCTACTACGCTCGGTGGAACATTAAATGTTACTGGTAAAACTAATTTGTTAGATGATGTTTCTATGAACGGAGATCTTACAATTGAAGGTGATTTTACAGTAAAAGGTAATTTATCTGTTTTTCAAACAACTACTAACGAAGTTATACAAACACATACCATTGTAAATAATTATTCTCTTGAAGTAAGTGAAGATTTATCATTAAATGGAAAATTAAAAGTATCTGATGATGCTTCGTTAAATGGAGAATTATATGTAGATAAATCTACTACATTAGGTTCTACATTATCTGTTACTGGTAAAACTAATTTAAATAATGATGTTTCTATGAATGCAAATGTAGATATATGTGGGAATTTGTATGCACAATATCCTATTGCTTCAATTCCACCAACCGCAATTGAAGGGGTAGGAACAGAAGATGGAAAAGTAGCGGTTAGTGTTTATACTTCTGATGAAATTAGATTTGATGATGATGATTTTGTATTAGTAAAAGAAGATGACGATAAAATACAAATCACTCCTTATGGAATTTTTGTATCAGAAAATGTTATATTCGATGATGATGATGGTTTCGCTTTATTTAAAGAAAATCCTACACCAAAGATAGAACAAGACCTTAGTTTATTAGGTAATTTATCTGTATCTGGAGATACAATACTAGTAGGAAGCACAACTGTTAAAACATTACCTATCGAAACAAATAATAATCAAGCTGCATCTTGTGCATATGTGCAGAATCAAAATTATATATTATCTAGCACGTTAATGCGACAATTTGAATAAGTTTAGTATTTATAATTATAAAACTTATAAATACAGATTTTCTTTAATATTCTTTTCGGAATATCTATTATACAATGCCCAACTGGTTAGATTTATCCAGTAGTTCGAATTTATTTAAAGCGGCATATGTTAAAGGTTTTGTAGACATTAGTGGTGGAGACTTAATCACCCGAAATGGAAAGTTATTAATTAATAACGATTCTAGTTTAAACTCAAATGTATATGTTGGAAATAAATTATTAGTTGGTGTAGAAACTTCAGATTATACTTTAGATGTTTCTGGTAATGCAAGATTTTTAAATGATGTTGATATTTGTGGTAACATTACATTTGGTAATTCTGAATTTAAATCGAATGTTACTGTTGATGGAGATACTATAATGGCAAATACATTAGATGTATCTAAATCTACAACATTAGCTTCTACATTAGCTGTTGGTAAAGCTGCAACGTTATCGGATATATTATCTGTATCAAAAGCAACTACTTTAAATTCATCATTAGATATTGTTGGTAAAACTACAATGGTTGATGATGTTTCTATGAATGCTAATCTTAAGGTTGGTGGTGATTTAGTTGTAAAAGGTAATTTATCTGTATTTCAAACTACTTCTAATGAAATTATTAATACACATACTATTGTAAATAATTATTCATTAGAAGTTAGTGAAGATTTATCATTAAATGGAGAATTAAAAGTATCCGGTGACGCTTCATTAAATGGAGAATTATATGTTGAAAAGGCAACTACATTAAATTCTACATTAGATGTTGTTAAACCAGCATCTATGGCAGATACCTTATCTGTTACTAAAGCAACTACATTAAATTCCACATTAAATATTTCTGATGCTACTACTGTTGGTGGAACATTAGATGTTACAGGTAAAACTAATATGATTGGCGATGTTTCTATGAATGGTAATCTTAATATTGGTGGTGATTTTACTGTAAAAGGTAATTTATCTGTATTTCAAACAACTACTAATGAAGTAATACATACACACACTGTTATAAATAATTTTGCGTTAGAAGTTAGTGAAGATTTATCATTAAATGGAGAATTACTTGTTTCAGGTGATGCTTCATTAAATGGAGAATTATACGTAAAAAAAGCTGTAGATTTAAAATCTACATTAAATGTTGATAAGGCTGCTACTATTGGTTCTACATTAGCTGTTACTGGGGCATCTACTTTATCTGATACATTAGCTGTAAGCAAGGCAACTGATTTAAAATCTACATTAAATGTCGATGAGGCTGCTACTATTGGTTCTACATTAGCTGTTACTGGGGGTGCTACATTAGCTTCTACATTAGCTGTTACTGGAGCTTCTACTTTATCCAATACATTATCCGTAAGCAAGGCAACTGATTTAAAATCTACATTAAATGTTGATGAGGCTGCTACTA